ATTTGTTAGATTCACTTCCAATTACAACAATGATATATGATGGAATTGAAGCCGATGATGTGATAGCTAACATAGCTAGACAAATATTAGGTGAAGATGAAGAATGTATTATTGTATCAACTGATAAAGATTTCTTACAATTAGTAGATGATAAGACGAAAGTTTATTCACCAACTAAAAAGAAACTTTATGATAGAGAAATGGTAAAAGCAGAATGGGGAATGTACCCACAAAACCTTTTACTATTCAGAACATTGGATGGGGATAATTCAGATAATATTCCTGGCGTTAAAGGATGTGGTTTAAAGACTGTACTAAAAAGATTCCCTGAATTGGAGGAAGATAGATTAATTACCTTTGATGAATTCTTTGATATATGTGAAGCTAAGAAAGATGATGCTAAAATCTATTCAGATATATTAGCTCAGAAAAATGATGTGTTAAGAAATAGACAAATCATGCAATTAGAAGAAGCACAAATCAATACAAACCAAACTCTTAAAATATTAGACCGTTTCAACGAACCTAATAAGAAGTTTGATAAGATGGATTTTATCAAAGCAGCAATGAAGTACAAAATACTTCAAAATTGGAAAGATATAAACGATTGGTTGAAATCAACTTATACAAATATAATAGTAAAATAGATGGCAGAGCAAGTAGATACACTCTCTAAATATGGGCAATCGTTTCAAGCTAAAGTAATATCTGCTTTACTTACCGATGTTAGAATGATGGACACTTTGTGCGAAATCATTGATAAGAAGTTTTTCGAATCAGATGCTAACAAATGGATAGTACAAGAGATTAAAGATTATTACGATGAGTATAAGAAAGAACCTACATTGGATGTATTCAAAGGGCAAGTATCAAAGCTAGATAATCCATCGCTAAAGAAATCAGTAGTAGAACAACTTAAAACTGTCTACACACAAATTGGACAAGATGATTTTGAATATGTGAAAAACGAATTCACATCATTTTGTATCAATCAGAATATGAAGAACGTAATTCTACAATCAGTAGATTTACTTAAATCAGGCAACTACGATAGAATCAAAGACTTAGTTGATAAGGCTATGAAGGTTGGGGTTGAATCAGATTTGGGTATGGATTACCTTTTAGATTTTGAGGAAAGATTTAGTGAGACTGGAAGGTTGACTGTAGCAACGGGATGGGATTGTGTTGATGATTTAATGGGTGGTGGTTTAGGACCGGGTGAATTGGGAGTAGTAGTAGCGCCTTCTGGTGTTGGTAAGAGTTGGATGTTAGCGTGTTTGGGAGCAGCAGCTGTAAGAGCTGGTAAGACCGTAGTACATTATACATTAGAACTTTCACAACATTATGTAGGATTAAGATACGATACTGTGTTTACTCATATTCCATCTGTTGATTTGAAAGAAAAGAAAGATGAAGTATATGGTAAACTTAAAAGATTGCCAGGTAAACTTAAAGTTAAATACTATCCACCTAAAGGAGCATCATCAAAGACAATTCAACTTCACATTGAGAAGATGATAGCAGCTGGTAATAAGCCCGATTTAATTATTGTGGATTATGCTGATTTGTTATTATCTCACTCAAACAAAACCGATAGTACATACGCTGAGCAAGGTGGAGTATATATCGATTTAAGAGGAATGAGTGGTGAGTTACAAATACCAATTTGGACAGCATCACAAACAAATCGTTCAGCAATAGATAGTGAGGTTATTGAAGCAGATAAGATAGCAGATAGTTACGCTAAAGTAATGAACGCTGACTTTATTATGAGTTTAAGTAGAAAAGCAAAAGATAAGATAAACAATACGGCTAGAGTACACATTATGAAGAATCGTTTTGGTTCGGATGGTTTAACCTTCCCTTCTAAAATGGATACAAATACTGGAACGATAGAAGTATATGCAGCATCTTCATCCGATGGTATCATAGCATCAAAAGAAAGTGCTAGTGGTGCTGAAATGGAAAAACAAATGTTACACAAAAAATATTTAGATACAATGCCTGGTGCAAAGCCGGCACTGGTATCTGGATTGGGTTAATAATAACAATTAAAAACAAAAACTATGAACAGTCAAGAACTATTCGAACAAATGAAGACTTTGTTTACACAATTTGAAACAGAGCACAACGGAACTAAAAAAGTAAACAAATCAAGAGCTAGAAAAGCTATCGGTGATTTGAAGAAATTGATTACTGCGTATAGACAAGCATCTACCGCAGAGCAAAAAGCATAATATGATAGGGGAGGTAACACTCCCCTAACTATATGTTATAATAGACATTAATAACAACAGACAAAAATATTAAAAAATATTTGTGAATTCCGAAAGGTTTATGAGTATATATTGTATTTATATTCACCCCTCAAAGAACTTACAAAAATTAGATTACACTATGAGCAAATTATTTACGGATAGAATCCCCTACAAACCATTTGAATTCCCAGACTACTACAATGAAGGCTGGTTGAAACAAATGCAAGCATTTTGGTTACATACTGAAATCCCAATGCAGGGAGATGTGAAGGATTGGAATGAGAATTTAACAAAAGAAGAAAAACATTTAGTTGGAAATATTCTTTTGGGGTTTGCTCAAACGGAATGTGCAGTATCAGATTATTGGACAGGTATGGTTACCAAATGGTTTCCAAAGCATGAGATTAGACAAATGGCGATGGCATTTGGTTCGCAAGAAACAATCCATTCAGTTGCATATTCATATCTTAATGAAACATTGGGATTAGATGATTTCGCAGGTTTCCTACATGATGAAACAATGAAGGAAAGATTTGAGTTATTAACAAACACAACTGCAGATTGGACTCCTAAAGATTTACAAACAAATCATCAGGCTAGAGTTGAAGTTGCTCGTTCACTTGCTATATTTTCAGCATTTGCAGAAGGTGTGGCATTATACTCATCATTCGCTGTGTTGTATTCTTTTCAAATGAGAAACTTATTAAAAGGAATTGGACAACAAATGAAGTGGAGTGTAAGAGATGAATCACTACATTCAAAGATGGGTTGTCAATTATTCAGACATATGTGTGAGGAGTTTCCTGAATTATTGGAGGAAGCTAAAAAAGATATTTATGAGGCAGCACTAATTATTAGAGATTTAGAACATAAATTTATTGATAAAATTTTTGAAATGGGTGATTTGGATAATCTTAAAAAAGATAACTTAAAAGAATTCATTACAAAAAGAGTTAATGAGAAATTAGGAGAATTAGGATACAACCCAATTAAAGGTGGAGATGACTACTTTGAGTTTAACGAAAAGAAAGCATCTGAATTAGATTGGTTCTACCATCTTACAGGTGGAGTAACCCATACGGATTTCTTCGCTATGAGACCTACTGATTATAGTAAGGCTGGTGAAGGTGAAAATTGGGATGATATATTTTAAAAAAAGTTTATGAAAAATTACGGAGAAGAAAATGGTTGGGAGATTGATGTTGATTTTCCTTCTTGGGGAAACAATGAGATATATATAAAAACTATATCAAAGACTTATTTACAATCAGGCGAAAAACCTAAAGATGCATATTGGAGAGTGGCTACTGCAGTTGCTAAGAGATTGGATAAACCACAATTAGCAACAAAGTTCTTTGATTATATGTGGAAGGGCTGGTTGTGTTTAGCAACACCTGTATTAGCAAATACTGGTACTGATAGAGGATTACCTATTTCATGCTTCGGTATTGATGTGGGTGATAGTATCTATGAGATTGGTTCTAAGAATTTAGAATTAATGTTGTTAGCAAAGCATGGTGGTGGTGTTGGTATTGGTATCAATATGATTAGACCAGCTGGTACTAAAATTACCGGTAATGGTACATCGGATGGTGTAGTTCCATTTTGTAAAATCTATGACTCAACTATCCTTGCTACAAATCAGGGTTCAGTTCGTAGAGGCGCAGCATCGGTGAACATTAAAATCGAACATAAGGATTTTGAAGATTTCTTAGAGATTAGAGAACCTAAAGGTGATGTGAATAGACAATCACTTAACTTACATCAATGTGTTGTAATTAGTGATAGATTTATGAAGAAGGTTGAAGAAGGAGATTCTGATGCTAGACGTAAGTGGGGTAAGTTATTACAAAAAAGAAAAGCAACTGGTGAACCATACATTATGTATAAAGGAAATGTAAACAAAGCAAATCCTGAAATGTATAAAAAGAATGGTTTGAAAGTTCATATGACTAATATATGTTCTGAAATCGTATTACATACTGATGAACAACATTCATTTGTTTGTTGCTTAAGTTCTCTAAACTTAGCAAAGTACGATGAGTGGAAAGATACGGATTTAGTTTATACAGCTACTATATTCTTAGATGGTGTATTGGAAGAATTTATCCAAAGAGCTAAAAACTTAAAAGGATTTGAAAATTCAGTACGTTCAGCAGAGAGAGGTAGAGCATTAGGATTGGGTGTATTAGGATGGCACACTTACTTACAACAAAAAGGATTACCATTTGAAGGATTGCAAGCTCAATTTGAAACTCGTAAGATTTTCTCTCAACTAAAGATTGAATCTGAAAGAGCAAGTAGATGGTTAGCAACTGAATATGGTGAACCACTATGGTGTAAAGAAAGTGGTATGAGAAATACACATTTAAGAGCAGTAGCACCTACGGTATCAAACTCTAAGTTGAGTGGTAACGTAAGTAGTGGTATTGAACCTTGGGCAGCTAATGTATTTACCGAACAAACATCAAAAGGAACTTTCATCAGAAAGAATCCTGAATTAAAAAAGGTGTTAAAGAAAATAGGATTTGATACAAAAGAAACTTGGGATAAGATTTTAGCAGATGGTGGTTCTGTAATGGGATTGGATTTTTTAGATGAGTGGTGTTATGTAGATGGAAAGATTGTGGAGTGTAAAGAAGTAGAGGGTGAAGCAAAACATAAATGTACATCAGTTAAAGATGTATTCAAAACATTCAAAGAAATTAATCAATTGGATTTGGTAAGACAAGCAGGTGTTAGACAACAATATATAGACCAGGCGGTTTCATTGAATTTAGCATTTCCAGCAATAGCTGACCCTAAGTGGATTAATCAGGTACATTTGGAAGCTTGGAAGCAAGGAGTTAAAACATTATATTATATGAGAACTGAATCAGTATTGAGAGGAGATATAGCTCAACAAGCTATGAACCCTGACTGTGTAAGTTGTGAAGCATAAACAATTAAAAAAGAAAAGAAGATGTTAGAAGTAAAGAAATTTTCAGCAGCGTGGTGTGGTCCATGCAGAGCATTAGCTCCTATTATGAATGAAGTTAAGGGACAATTTACAAATGTTAAATTTACTGATTATGATGTAGATACGGCATATGAAGCAGCAACTGAATACGGAGTACGTTCAGTACCAACTGTAGTGATAGTAAAAGATGGAGTAGAAATAAATAGATTTACTGGAATGTCTTCTAAGATGGCGTATGTAAACGCTATCAACGAAGGATTGAAGTAGAACAAAAAATAAAGGTTACATTTATGGCAATTTTAAGAGGGCAGCAACACCCGTCAGCAAAACTGACAGAGGAACAAGTTTTAATCATTAGAGACCTATGGAGAATGGGTCATCGTAATATTAAAGTTATTGCCCAAAACAATAAGGTATCACCATCAAATGTATTGAAGATAATTCAACGTAAAACTTGGACTCATTTAAATCATTTTTGGAGTGGTAGCTTATGAAAGTAGAAGGTAAACAATATTGCGATATCTCTAAATTTTCAATTAGAGAGATTAATAAGAACATAGCAAAGGATATCATTGTCAATAACCATTATAGTGGAATATGGACAAAGGTATCCTATGCCATTGGATTATTTTATATATCCGATGATGAACATTCATTCTTTAGTGGAGTGAATGAACAATTAGTTGGAGTTGCCTGTTATGGTGACCCGGTTGGTAGAAACGCCGGAGCATCAATTTCCGAATTACTTCCTAGAGATGGTGTATTAGAATTGACAAGACTATTCGTATTCGATGGATATGGTAGTAATATTGAGAGTTGGTTCGTTGGACAAACTTTCGAATGGTTAAGAACTAATGTACCTCGTATCAAAGCACTTATATCTTATTCAGACCCAAATGCTGGGCACTTAGGAACGGTATATCAAGCTACCAATTGGATATATCAGGGTAACAAAATCAGATGGTCAGATAGTTGGAGTTTCAAATGGAGTGAAGATGATGAATGGCATCATTCTCGAACATCCTATGTGAAGTACGGAACGAATGACCCGAAGATAATTCAGACAATGGTTACAAGCCCATTCTGGATTAAAAGAGAACCCCGTAAGCACCGATATGTGTATATTCTTACCAAAGACAAAAGAGAACGTAAAGCCCTCTTAAAATCGCTTAAACATGAGGTCTTTCCATATCCAAAAGTAGAGTTGGATATTATTGATGAAGTGCATAAGATGGACCCGATAGATTTGGTAGTTTCGGAATAATTTCGTATATTTGTAATGTTATGGCAAGATTAGAACCAAGCGTTAAAGATAAACCACGTAAATTTGAACACATCTATAAAGATGATGATGGATGTGAATCAATTTGGAAATACGATTTGGATAAATTCCCAAATGGACCTATATCAGTAGAGAACAAATATCCTGCTGGTTATGTGAAAGATTTGAAACAAAGACAAAAATTAGCAAAAGCTGAGAGAAGTTTATCTATTTTAGAAAAAGCAAAACAAGCAAAAAAGAATGAAGGTAGAAGGTAAAAATTATTGTGATACATCTAAAGTATATGTAGCACCAATAGCAAAGAGTATCGCTAAAGATATTATTGTTAAGAAACACTATACTCACGCTTGGACAGCTTGTAGATATGCAATTGGAATATATTACAAATCAGAAGATGCTAATACCTTTGATGGTGATAAACTTATAGGTTGTTTAATCTATGGGTTTCCTGTTGGAGCAAAAGCATCAACTTCTATTTGCGAAGGATTGACCAAAGATAACATTTTAGAATTGACACGTTTGTATTGTGATGATGGTTATGGTTCTAATATTGAATCCTATGCATTAGGACAATCTTTCAAATGGTTAAAGGAGCACGATAAAAATATTAAAGTATTATTATCATATGCCGATAATGGACAAGCTCACTTAGGAGGAATATACCAAGCAACCAATTGGATTTATCAGGGGTTATCTACGGATATTGCATTAATGCCAAATTGGGGTATATCATTACACAAAGACCCGTATCAATGGATTCATAGTAGGACAGTATTTTCAATGTGGGGTAGTGGTAACTTAGCACACTTACAAATGGAAATCGGTAAGCAAGGATATAAAGAGTTTTGGCGAAGGGAAGAACCACCAAAGCATAGATATGTTCAGATACTTGCGCAAGATAAAAAAGAGAAGAAGGATTTGATGAAACGATTAAAGCACGAAATAAGACCTTATCCAAAAGATACTGCTTCATACAACACAGAAGTAGTACATCACCTAACTACATACGAAGCACCTGAAGGTGCCGCCAATTTTTGGTAATATGTAACTCGTTGATAATCAATCAGTTAAAAACCTATAAAATAGTACCCAAAATCTTTGGTAGATTCGGGTATTTTTCGTATATTTGTATATAAACAAAATTTAAAAATATAAAACACAAACAAATGGCCAAAAAACCCAAAAGTAACATTCAATTTACTTACAAAACAAAAGGTGATAAGATGATGGTTGAACCTCAACATCTTAAACCAAATCCTCTTAACAGTAAAATATATTCAAATCAACAAGAGGAAACAAAAACACAACAAGAAATTGCGGAAAGTTTTAGAATTAGAGTAGAAAATGGACTAACTCCAAACGAACAACCAATTATAGTTTATCCAGACGGCCTTATTGATGCTGGTCATACTAGATGGCAGGCGGCAAAGTTGGCAAATGTTTCATTATGGTTTCATTTATCAGAATCACCTTATCCTGATTTTAGTAGTAAACCTTATTCTACATTAGAAGTAGTTGTTGGTTCGAACATTTATCGTAAGATGAGTTATTCGGTGAAGTTGAATGAGTTTGAAGAAATGAATAAAGCTTATGCTATTGAATATGGTATAGCTAGGTCTAGAAAAGATGAAGATAAACATTTGGCTAAACTTGAGATATCAAGAGATACTATAACAAAGTTGCAGGAAATAAAAACTATTGATTCTAACTTATTGAATTTAATTGATAAGGGTGAATATACTGTTAAAGGGGCTCATGATGAAGCAACTGGTAAGAATAAAGTAA